TTCTTGTCTAGCTTGCTAAGGTTGATATTTAACGCAATTCCTACTGTTTTCATTTTAACTTCTCCACTTGGTTTAATATTTCCGCCACAGCCTTTTCGACCTCAGCAGATAGTTTTGCGATATATTCTTCATCGCGTTCTACACGCACTAAAACGTGCGGCATTTCTGGATGGTAGGCAAAGAAGTCCCACCAATCACGGCCAGCAATCCACATACAACCTTGAATTTGCTGCCAGTATTTCTTAACTCCTACCTGAGAGTCCCTAAGGTAGCTAACCATTGTTTTGGGGGCAGGACATTTAATCTCTAGCCCACCTTGATCACCTATCAACCCATCAGGTGAACAACCAAACTCGAAGCTAGCATCAAGAATAAAGCCAGTTTCAATTACATCATTTGCGGAAATAAATTCATATGCTTCCCTAGCTTCAGGCTCAAGTGCAGTGCCTCGTTCCATCCACTCGGTAACGTGAAAAGGCTCAGATTGCCCTGTAATGCGTTCCGCAATTAATTCATTAATGTACCCATCAGCAGAGGCGCTAGGCTTGCCAGTTTGTGTAATTAGCTTGGAAAACATACTGGCAGATGGTTTGCCAAGTCTTGCAGCAAGCCATTCATCAGAACCCTGCTCATGGTCTAAAATAATCATTTCTTGGCCTCCAGTGCGGCAACAGCGCGGTCATAGTGAATAGCTAAAACATTATCTACAGAACTAACTTTTAACCACTTGCAGAACTTGGCAACATCAGTTCCAGTTTCTTCAAGTAATTGCTTGATGTGTGCGGACTGATCATCGCCTAAAGGGTTCTTGTGATCGCCCCTAAGCATTGCAGATTCTGCATCATCCTCTGCAGTCGGTATGCCGGCCATTGCTTGCAAGGAGTACCTGCGAGCATAGGAAATGCAAGATCCGGCAGCCTGCGGGTCTTTCTTGACCATCGGCAGCGTGTATTCCATTTCTAACCATTGGCCAGATACGTGCATCAGGCGAGTAGATACACCCACGCCGTTTTCATCGTTGACAGGGAATTGCGTATAACTTAGGCCGTTATCAGCAAATGGCTGCTTGATTGCCTTAATTACAGACGTTAAATCCGCATAGCTTGATTTAAAAAACGGGTTAGATGAGTCTTTAACAGCCCCTCCCATCTCGCCTTGCGCCTTACATAGAGCTGCTGCCAACTCGTTAATTGATTCTGATGCTTTCATTCTTCTGCCCCTTGATTTTGTTCGTTTTGGTATTGTTCGTTATAGCCTTGATAGTAGGCTTCGCTTTGCCCTTCTAATGCTTCATTGCCAATAGCGCAATCAAACTTGCCTAACGCGTAATAATATAAATATTTAATTCCCATATTGCCTCCTACAGCAAATGCCCCCGAAGGGGCGGTTATATTAAGCGGCTTGCTTGAAAGTATTTAAAAGAATGTTAAGTTCTATAATTGCAAACTCGCAGCCTTTGATTCGGTCTTGGTCATCGTTCTTTATGTTTGACTGCAAGGCTTCTTCTAAGTCAGAAATCTGCGCGTTAATCATTGTTTCGATAGTTGTAATAGCCATTTTGTAACCCTTGTTTTGTTGAATGTGCGCCTATTATATTCTTTTTCTTTACATCGTCAAGCATTTTAATACATTTAATTTACAATAGGCGAAAAAAAACCCCTCGAAAGGGGCTTTAGTCTTGTCGGGTAATTTAGTAAGACCAGATAGCTGGGGGGAAACCTTCTTCCTCTGTACAGGCATCTATGTGGATAAACCTGCCGCCACCTTTCTGCTGAACGCCAATTCTTTTAATGCCATGCGCCTGAGCCACTCTAATCACTTCTAAGGCGTTTTCACCTGAGCACAATATATCTACCGCTTTTCCGTATGTGTGCGCTCCTGCGCGCTCTTTACGAGCTTCTATGGGGTGCAATGGGCATCTGTAAGCAGATGAGATGGGAAAACTGAAACCGCATTCTTCTCGGATAGCATTCAGGGTGGCCAGAAAGCCAAGGTCAAATTCGATAGTATTACAACCGCATTTGCAGGTCAGCTCTTTAGCTTTGAAATAGGTTTTTTCTTTAGGTTTCTTAGCCATTACTTTTTATCCTTCAATCGTTCAACAGTTCTAAGGCCGCCAAGTCCTAGCAAACCCATTAGAACTGGTAGCATAGTAGATGTGTCGGCTTGCGGTATATCTATACCAAAGCCAGCTAACAAAGGTGATATTAGAAAGTTAACTCCAAAACCTGCAACGCAAACCCACCCGGTAGCAGGTCGCCATCCTGACTGAAACCAATTTCCTTTGGCATCCTCTGTATTCAGCTTTATCTGAGCAAGCGCGATTTCTTGCGCGTGGTTCTCTGACATTGTAGCCAGCTCGTGCGCGATCTTCTGTTTTGTATCAGCATCAGGAATAAACTTATCCAGCAGCTTAGTGGCTGGCCCTATGAGATTACTTAACATCTCTACCAGTTATCTCCTTAGCTGTGTCAGATTCCCATATCCTAATGGCAAACCAGAGTATAGCCAGTAAACTGGACACTGGCGGCAGCCATGCAGCCAAAGCCAGAACCGCAGTAGAGCCAGCGGCTACGTCAATTACTTCCTTACCTGATTCGACCATTATATTTCCTAAGCTAATTTTTAATGATTATACATCAAATATCTTTAACCAAAACACCCTCAAGAAAAATAGCTATTTCATTAGTGCTAGAGCTTGACTTAGCCTCAAATGAGAAATCACTTTTTTCTACTATCTTAAACGGAACCTGCCTGTCATAGCTTACCTGAGAGACTGCAAACGTAGCTTCACTGGCTCGAATAGTCCTGCCGTTAGTGGTAACTACATTCCTAATGTAAAGAAACTTATTGCCGTTAGTAGTTGCAGAGTTTACGTCTATTCTAAATAGATAGAATGAATGCCCTGCTGGAACAGTGTAAACACTTGACTGGCTTACACCTAACAAGGGGCCAATAAAAGCATAAACTACTGCTGCATTAGATGCTGAAATGCCGCCTACGTTCTCGCCACCAAGTATCACCAATGAGTTTATTCTAAAGAATGCGTTTGCAGTATTTACGGCTACAGTGCCGGTCAAAGTGACAATCTCTTGCAGTATGTTGTAATCAGCATCTAAGCCATCTACTAGAACGTCCATAGTGTCAGATGAAGAAGTAGAAACAACGCTCATAATCAAAGCGCTGGGCGGGTAAGCATAGTTCCCACTATCATCCCAGATAGTCTCGTATGCAGTGCCAACAGCTCGGTTGATGCCAAAAATGTTTACTGCTTTTTCGTTAAAGATATTACCTTTTGCTACATCAAAAAGGAGGTGTGGCGTTGGTCGAGTGTGATTGTATTGATACATTATTTATTCACCATGAACATAATTGCATAGATCAAAACGGGTATTACTGCCACTGCTATGCCTATGACAGTAATAAATTGCGCTAACATTTTTACAGTGTTGCGCCTTTTGGCTATTCTTAGCCGATCTTCTTTGTCTCTGTCTCGCTTACATTCAGATTGAAACTGCAACCAGTCGTCCCACATTCCCGGCCTGCCACCGTAGACCATGTAATCCTTGAGCCACTCCTCTTGCTCTTTAATTCTTTCTAGTGCCATGAAAGCATCTAGGTCGCCCTTGCCTTTAGCCGCTACTCGCTTGGTGATAGCGCTCTTGTTATCAAAGTACTTCTTAGCAACATTGCTGCACTCATACAGTTCCCTGCCATGCCCAAGAGCTGTCTTCAGTACGCCAAAGGCTGCGTTTGCTGCGGCTATCTCTGCTAACATTATTTGTATACCTCAACTTTTGATGGGTCTATATACTTGGGTACACAATAGGCAAGCACTGGCGTGTGATAGCGTCTTCTTGTTCCTTGTATGGTCAGCTCTTCGGCAAACCATCTACATCTCTCTAGGTCGTACCAGTGACTAGTGGCCTTTACGTCAACCGTACCATTGACCATGACGATCAACGCAAAGACCAGCTTCACTTATGACTCTTCGACTACTTCCGCTTTTTCCAGATCATCAACAAGCATCTTTACAAAAGCATCTTTACCAACAGACAATTGGTCAAGGTTAAACTGGGTAGACTTAATCTTGCGATCTAGGTCGTTACAGTGATTAACCATAGCCTGCTGCTGTGGGGTCATATCTTCAAAAGTGTATTCAACGTCATTTACTACAATGGGAGTTGTTTTTTTCTCGCCCATGTTTGTATCCTCGTTTTAAGTTAGTGGTTTACCAAGGTACGCCAGCAGAAGTTGCCGGTGCTTTTGATTCTTCGATCTGTGCAGCAATGCTAGACTCAAGAGACTCAACAGCCTTTTCGCCCATTGATGCCTTTACCCACTCGATAGCCTGAGCTTCAGTGATGTCTGCATAGGCTGTGTAGCCGTCAGCAGTTGCATCAGGAGTAAAGCCACAAGTGCCATAGCTGCTGCCTGAGTGGTCGCCGTCTACGTCTGATGCGCGCCAGTGTGCTACTACTACGCCATCGTCTGATGTGTTGCGTTCTAGTTGTGCGATTGTCCAAGTTACTGCCATGATTATTCTCCAGTTTCTAATTGTGCAACACGGTTGCGTAGTGATTGAATTTCTTTGATTAACATTGGAACTAATTTTGAGTAGTCCACACCCATCATTTCTTCTGAATCTTCTGGTACTGATACAGCCTCTGGTGCTACCTCGACAAGCTCCTGTGCAATCATTCCGTAGTCTTGGTGAGCGCCGTCAGCTTTCCAGTCATACTGTCTAACTTGAATAGCGTCTATCTTGCTACCTGCGTCATTAGCGTCTACTATGTTTTCTTTGAGGCGCTGGTCTGATGCGCTGTTGTAAAGAACACCTGTCGTACCATTTTGTGTAATTGCACCTACATTAGTGTCTCCGTATCTAAATCCAATGTAGTAGTTACCAGAGGCAACACCTGTATCATGTGAGAAAAAAGCGTAGTCAACCGCCCCAGTTAGAAACGAAAAGCCTCCTGTTGATGGAGTTGAAGAAGTAGTACCCACAAGCAAGTTACCGCTGGAGTCAATGCGCATACGCTCTGTGCCAGAAGTATCAAACCTATGGTCAAGGGCTATGGTTTTAGAGGCTAGATAAGCAGTTCCTGAGCGATTATAGTGCTGTACTGTATTCCCGTTAGTAAAGTTAGCAGGAAAAAACTCTATTCCTTCAGCGCCATTATTAGAAACTGTCAGTTTGCCGGGAGGCGAGCTAGTACCAATACCCACGTTGCCGCTGGAGTCTATGACCATTGCTGGTGTGTCGGCTGTATTCTCAAAATGAATGGCTTTATTAGCACTTCCTTGAATTACAACAGCACCGTTTGTACCTTTGGTAGTATCATACCCAAGACTAGCACGACCCCCAGAAATACGAATCTCTTGACTTGTATTTGTATCTGAACCTAAGTCCAAAATGCTAGCAGGCGTAGTACCAATACCCAAAGACTCCGCAGACGCATCCCAGAAGAACTTAGCCGTTGTGCCTGTGTCTTCGTAGAAGCTGATGTCTCCTGATGTGCTAATATTCATTCTTTGTTTACGGGTGTTTGTACTATTCGCAGTTAATCCAGACTCAGAAAACAGTTGAATCCCATTAGTACCATCTATATACATTCCAGATAATGCTGTAGCTCCACCAGTAAGAGTATATTGGTTTGAGCCATAGTAATTACCTGTGGCTATGAAGGCAGAGCCATTTACATTACCTATATAACTATCTGCTGAATCTTCACCTAATTTTATATGGTAGTTAGATGCTCCAAAGGCATAGTTTTTATTAATAGTTTCTTGCCCATCAACAGTAAGCCCATCCATCGTGGCTGTGCCAGTAACGTCAAGACCGGCTGGGCCTAGTGTAGCTAGAGTAGATCCGTTGTCTACAAATAATATTGGGCCTATGTCAGCATCAATACCCCCAATATATAAATTATTAGCTCCATTTACACCAAAAGCTCTAGTAGCCGCTCCACTAGAATTTTTTACACTAATGTATTCAGCATTGTTTTCAAAAGTTAGACCATTAGAAACCACTGTACCAGTAACGTCTATGCCTGTGTTAGACACCGAAAACCTTTCAACGGCAGAACCATTAAATGCAATTAAACTTTTGGTGGAGTCTGCACCTAAATATCCTCTAGTTACGCTTGCTTGTTTTAATTCTACTAACGCAATAGAGCCACCTGTTCTGTCAATACTAAGAGTAGTGCCACCACTAGTTAAAGTGGAAGGGCCTGCAACAGTAAGACCACTTGTAGTAAGCATCTCCGCAGAAGCATCCCACACCATTTTTGCAGTAGTGCCTGTGTCATCGTAGAAGCTGATGTCGCCGCTTCCGTCTATGCGTAGTGCTTCGTGTGTTGTCCCGGTTGTAGTGGTAACACCAAAGGCTAAAGCACTTTCACTATCATTATGACTATTAGCGTAGTGCCTCAAATAAGCCTGACCGCTTGAACCTGCAATTAGGTTGTTGTCGAAAAGAACTTGACTATAATCAGCTAAACTACCACCACCAACAGTATTTAAAGGTGCGTTTATTGTTACGTTTGTAGAGTCTTTTGAGCCATCAACAACAAGCCCATCCATCGTGGCTGTGCCAGTAACGTCTATTCCTGTGGAGGTGGTGGCTAGTCTTAAATCACCTGCATTGTAAAGATTTACAGGGCCATCAGGAATAAACGAAGCTACTGCGGCAGTGTTTTCTCCTTTTACAATATTAACAGCGTAACCATCAGAGGAGATGTAAATGTTTCCTGCACCTGCATCTTTAATCCAACTATGGCTACCATCATGATAAAGCTGTAGGTCATCACTAGAACCGAACGTAGCCTTGTCATTGTCGCCCAATGCTATGCCAGCGTTGGCTACTATCTCGCCCGTAAAGGTAGCGCCCGAAAGCTCTGCCTTATCAGTGTTTAAGTTGACAAAGTTGGCATCAACTTCGTTATTAGTTAGGGGCGAACCTTTGCCCGCCCTAGTTACTATAGTAGACATCGGTAGCCCCTTCTAATTAAGATGCGGTTAAGGTAATAGTCCAAGTTACTGACATAGTGTCATCAGCGGCTTTATTCACTACAGCAAAAACTGTACGACAAAGCATAGTGCCACTAGATGCTGCGTTAAATACACCAGCCTCCGTAACCGCACCAGTAGCCTCACCAGCTTCAAACGATGAAACATAGGTAATCGTATTGCTAGCCGCAGAAGTGCTATCTAAAGCCTCCCTAGAGCCTAGAATCGATACTAGATCAGTTTGACCAGCCGACGCAGCAGTAGTGCCAGAACCCAAAGCCATATGAGACATTACGCCAGCAGAAGTTCCTGCCATGCGTGAACAAATAAACTCAAGCCCAGAGCTTACTACCAAGTTGTTAATTTCACGGCTGTCTTTTACATTGCCGTCTTTGTCTTTTAATACTATCGCAACATCACCGCGTAGCTTCAATTCTTCGTTAATCATAAATCACCTGTTAAAAAGTTCGGCTTGCGCCAACATAATCTTCTAAAAAATAGTCAAAGGCGCAATAACCCTGACTGCGTAAAGAGCCTGTATCATTAGACCCAATTGTATCACTAACTGCGCTCATACTAGAATAAGCAAAAGAATCGGATATTGTGGCCAGATCAGATCTGACTTTTGTAAATGTCATCTCTTGATCATCTTCAGCAGAAGCTTCACCGTCTAAATCATCGGTTACCCCAGTAAGATCGTCTATAAACTTATGAAAGCTCATAGTCTGATTTTCGCTGGCAAATGACGTATCCTGCAATGCTTTGCCAGTTACAAAGCTATCAATTTGATCTGATGTGGAACCCAAGTCAGACTGAACCGTGCCAAAACCTAACGCGGCAGAATCCGCAGTCCCTGAGCTATCAGATAAAGCCTTACCTACTGATTGCTCTGATAGATCGGTTATTGCCTGAGAGTCAGATAAAGACTTGCCTATAGACTTAGCTTGGGCATCAGATAGACCTAATATCTCAAAAAAGAACCTGAAGATTAAAAAGTCGCCAAGCCTGATAGTAGCAACGGCCTTTTTAAACCCAATTTCTGCAACGGCTTTTTTAAAAGCGACTATTGTGTTAATCATTAAAAATCAGCCCTTAGATAAAAGTCTAACACTGCGAATACAGTTTCTATCGAGCCGCTAGAGTAAGTAATTTCTATCTCGCCTTCATAGTATCCAGCATCAATGTCCAATTGAGTGCCAGAAAAAGAGAATATAGCCACGCCATTTGCAAAGTTGTCGCCGATGTCTGCTGCCGCAAGAGTAAACAAAATAACAGATGCGCCTTTCTTCCGAAACTTTAACGAACAACTGCCGCCAGAAAAGTTTATTAATGAGCCATCATCATCGCGCTTTAAGATAGCTTGAATTTGAGGGGCTTGGTCGTTTTGTACTAAGGTGTATGTCTGCATTAATCTTACTCCGGCTTAATTGGCCATATTATATCATCGGTTAAAGGTCTATGTAGCCATAGCGATTTAAGTAGTCTTCAGCCTTTAACTGTAAAAACAAAGTCTTTATATCGCTTCTGCCATCCAGTGATTTTTTTAACCGCTCAACAGCGTCATGAATATCCCTCTGGTCTAATCCAATTGCATATATTTCTTCTGCATTCTCATTGGTTATATATCCTAATTCAATCATGCAATATTCTCCAAAGTCCCTTCAGCATCAAGTATTTCGCAAACAACATTATCTGTGTTGGTATAACCGTAGCTGTAAATTCTTATTCCTGTGCTAGTCGTGGTTTGACCATATGATTCAGCTATTGAAAATCTTTTATAAGATGTCGTATTAGCTGGGCAATAGCTACTAAACTGAGTTGCAAAGTTTGCAGAAAGCCAAGTTCCGGGATTTGCAAATCTGTATTGATCAAAATACAAATCATCGCCAGTGCTTAAAGTGTAAAAGTTAGCAAGCGTAATATATGTTCTATCAGTTGTCGCGTCATACCAAATAGAAGCAGGAGTTGCTACATAATAAGGTGCCGAGCCAGTAGCATTGGTAGAAAAACCTCCAGAGTTAGAACATTGCCCAAGGACATTACCTTGTACGTATACTAATTGCTGATAAGCTTGGGGGTAATACACGTGTACAGCAGAGCCAATAAAAATTGGATCAACAGGGGTTGCAAGTAGCTGTATCCCAACCGCTAAACTTACTTCATAATCATTAGCTGTTGAATTGGTATATTTTAAACTAATATCAATATCAGATTTGTTTCTCTTGGAAATCCCTAAATCAGGAGACGGAAAGTAAAAATGTTGATAAGTAGTTGTCGTATTTTTATATATCTTGCCTCCCGGAGCGACAAAAGATAAAGCAATAGGGTACAGCTCTGAAACATCACCTGTTAGTTTGTTGACCTGAATAGAATTAGCCGTTATCTGGTCGCCAGTTATAGAACCGTCAACGATCAAATCGCCGCTAATAAAGTTACTGTTAGCAGTCCAATCAGTGCTGGATAGGTTATAGCTCCAAGCATAGGTTTTGTTCGGCGTGACAGTGGTGTCAGTACCGATAACAATATCACCCTCTTTCGGCCCTCTACCTGCTGCGGTAGTAAACTGGGATATAGTAGGCTCAACAGTGCTGTCAGTGTTTATCTGGTAGATGCTAGGCAGCTTTGGCGTAGTGTCTGATATAGTCGTTACGTTACCAGTCAAAGGGGTCGATCTAACGCCAAGACCGTTATAAGCGTAAACAGTCACAACATAATTACTAGCAGGCTCAACGGGGCCGATAGTAAAGGCTGTTGTCTTAGTGCTTGAATTAACTGCTGTACTGCCAGTTGTAGAGTTGTACCACTCAACCAAATAGTAATCGGTAAACGAATCAGAGGCAGCAGTCCAGCTTACATTAATAGTCGGCGTTACCGTTCCATCAGCATTGACATTTGATGATGCGCTAAGAACTAAAGGCGCTATTGGTGGGCTTGCCACTTTTCCTGTATATAAAGAAAGTTCACCACCTGCAAGATAATCTAGCTCGTCAGAGGATTCCCAATCATATATAGCCGCTGCCGTTTCGA